CATCTGGTTTAGAAATAATAGTTGACGATAGCAAATCTACAAATGCAGCAGCTGGTAGTGTATCCGCATAATACTCATATGGAGTATCGGAAGAAGATGGTACGTTTCTAGGTAATAGAGAAATTCTAGTCCATAATGATTGATCAACAAATCCTGGAATTTTTTTCAGTTCTGAATATTTAATAATATCCCAACATTTAACTCTTTGAACATTTCCATAAGTTTCATCAGTAATGTTATCCCACACTTTTATTTCTATTTCATCAGAACGAATATCTACCCAATAATTATAGTTTAGCATCTGCCAACCAGCAGCTGCTTTAGGGTTATTTCTAATATTTTTTAAAATTCTAGCCATTTTTAATCCTAAGATTTATTATTTAGATGTTGTACGGTGAGTTTATAATATTGTTTAGCAATTGCACACACAATTACAATTATAGTTAGCTCTTACCCAACCTACTCTAAATTGCGATCCCTCATCCCAAAATTTAATATAAATTCCTTGTGTGTTACCACAGTTAGTTTCCGTTGGTGAATTGGGCCAAGCCTGGCCATATGGTCTACAATTTCCTGTGTTCGTGCCATCACCACCCTGCGAAAAAAGATACTGAGCATTAATTGATTGGAAAAATGGCACATCATTCGAGAACTGACTTAGTGCAGTTGGAGGAGATTGAACACCAGACCAAGCAACATTGGTTGCAGTAGCAGCGTTGCCAGAGATGTTAGTAACAATCACCGCACCAGTGTTACCCTGAACAGATGTAACTGGAACAGAAACAATAACAGCACCTGTGTTACCTTGAACAGATGTAACTGCAGCAGAAATTGTTGGGTTACCAGCAGCACCGTCACCGTTAGTGATAGTAATACCTGTATTACCAGCAGTTAAAGTGCGTAGAGCAGCAGTGTTTGCGGCAGTCTTAACATAAACACCTGATGTTCCAGCAAGACCAGCAATAGCAGATAAGTCTCCATCATATGCCTGTACGTCTGTACCGATAACTACACCAAGTGTAGTACGAGCAGTTGCAGCATCAGCATCATCAATAAGAGTGCGCCCAAATGCCGAAAGAGTTGTTGTAGAAGCTGTACCTGCACCAGTAAAATATGGTAGAGCGTTTGCTGCAGAAGTTAGACCAGCAAGAGCAGCAAGTTCTGCATCGTAGGCTTGCACGTCTGTACCGATAACTAGACCTAAGTTAGTTCTTGCACCAGATGCAGTAGAAGAACCAGTACCACCGTCAGCAACTGCTAGGTCAGTAATTCCAGTGATTGTACCAGAAGTAATAGCCGCTGCGCCAGAGATTGTTCCAGAGAATGTCGTAGCTGTGATCGTACCTGCCGAAAAGTTACCAGAAGCGTCACGAGTAACAACGGTGCTTGCAGTATTAGCAGAAGCGGTAGTTAAACCGTCTAGCAAGTCTGCGTCAAGACCAGATCCAGCGCCATCAACGGTTTTAATCTTTGTAAGGATATCAGCAGCGTTGTAGTCGGTCGCTGTTAGTTTAGTACCAACTTCAGTATTAATATTACTAAAGTTTGCATCGACTTCCGCATTCGTTAGCGGACTTCCTTTAGCCGATCTTAATGTAATAGTTGCCATTTAAGCGTTCCTTTGTTTCAAACTATTTATTTAAAAGCTGAAGAATTAAACCTTTGATCTCGCTCAACTCATTCTTTAGATTATTTATGTCTTCTGAATGTTTAGAAATCTGTTCGATCTGAGATTTTCTTTCTTCTACCAGTTTCTTTTGTTTTAAATAATGATTATATTCTGCCTTATTAGTATTTATAATGGCTCCCGTAGAAGAGTCTCTAACTAAGCCATCGTACCCTCTAACCTTTAAAAAACTCACATTATGCACAAGCAATAATCCTTAAATCTTTAATTTTTGGGATAGCAGAACTGTTTGTAGAATTCATTACAATTTTAATAGAAAATACATCAAATGGAGTCATATCTTGTAAAGTGTAGTCTACATCAAAAAACGTAGAATTGCCGTTTTCAACTTTATTGATAGCAGAATCTGGACTCATCAGAGTATATTTAGTTCTATCTAATTGTTTGGCTTCTCCAGCATAAGCCTTATAATAAACTTGCACATCTGATCCATTTGGGATATTTGCAGCGAATTTTACACGTAGATATGTTGATGTTTGGGCTAAATTAATAGGAACAGTAACATATTTACTGGCGCTAGAACTTCCGATTGGAGCAATCTCATCTGCAAATAATTCTCTTAGAGTTAATGTAGTTCCAGAAACTGCAGCCTCGCCAGTAAAGGTTGTATTAAAGGTAATAGTTGTAGTAGTCCCATCATCAGTATTACCAGTTACCAAGAATGTTCCATTATTACCAGATGTTGTTGCTCCAGAGATAACAACATATTTACCAACAGAAATGGCGGTGGCGGCAGTACGAACTGCAGAATTTGTAGAAGTAATAGTTCCAGCGGCATTAAAAGTAAACGCACCAGTTGCACCAGTAAGGATAGACTTGTTATCTAAAGCAGCTACATTTACATTAGATTCAGTTGGGCTATTAACTTTATTGGAAATTAGAATCATACTCGCACGAGCAGTGTCAATAACTGGGGATACAGAATCATTTAGAGTAGAAATTGCCACAGCAAATGTTACTGATTTATTTCCTGCTAGAGAATTATTTTCATTAATTTCAGAAGAAATCATTCTAGGAGAATAAAAAGAATTATTCTCAATGTTCAAACAGGGGCTAAATGATGTGTCTATAACATATGGTGTTTGTCCCCCATCAACTGCTTTACCAGAAGTTGTTTTAATTGAGAAAGACGTAGTCGTTTCTGGGAAAGTCTGCATCTGAACAGTTGGATTAACCAGATCATATTGAATGTTTTTAGTTGCTCTTACGCTACCACCACCGCTATATCCAGAAGAAGTTGCGGATGATGCTGTTGTTATTGTGTAAGAATTTAAATCTACATTCGAGATAATATGAGTGGCGTTTAATTGAGCGAAAGGAATTCCATTTACATCTGCAGTGACACCATCAATTTGTACACGTGATCCAGAAGGCATACCATGATCGTAATGCCATACACGCACAGTAGAAGAACCATTCACAGTTTGGAATGGATCTGTTTCAATATTATCATATGGTAGAACATCATTAACAAATTGCACATTACCAATAACAGATGTATCAAACTTTGCTCTATAAAGAGTAAATTTAATATCCTGATTTTGATCTTCAGTCCATGTAGAAGCGTTTTGTGATTTGAACATCACACCAGCATATGGCTGCTCAGAAATAGTTCTTGATGTTCCAGGAATCTGATCTCCTACATTAGAAATCCAAACTTTATATTTGTTTGAATCAGAAAGAAGAACAAAACAGTATTCAGTATTGTCTTGAACATATACTGGAGTCGGGAAAGTAAATGTTGTTGGTGTATCATATGATGGATAATCTACCCCGTCTAAAGTGACTGTACTAGAAGAAATATTAACTTGCTCAGGTTTTAAAGTTACTTGAGAAAATGGAAGAATATTCTTTCCTGGGGTTCCATTTATCATCTCACGAATCTGTAATTGAACTGGAATAGCAGTATCTTTACTAGCAAAGAAAATATCAATTTTAGTTAAGAACGCACCACCAGCTTGTTGTACTAAAAATGACTGCGCCAGTGGATCATACCAACCAGTATCAGAAACAATTCTTGCGCTGCTCTGATAGATGGTTTGATTCTCAGTTACAAATTCTTGCACCAGTTCAGCGTTTCTAACAGCATTAATCGTAGCTTGTTTTGTTTCAAGAATACCTTCTGCACGATATGTGGCTACACCTTTACTTGTCCAGTCACTAGAAGTTGCAGTAGAAGTATCAACAAGTTTTAGCTCTCTAGATCCAGTACGGAATCTAACCGCATCTGTTTCTGGGATATTGAATAAGAAATTAACTTCTCCATTAAGGCTAGTCACTAGATCAGTTGGAGTAGAAACAGAAACTACTGTACCACTTGCACCACTAATAGAACCAGTAAAATTATCTGAAGCGGAAAAGGTGCCTTTAATATTAACAATATCTAGAGTATACACACCATTGTCAGCGTCATAAGTTTTTCCAACTACTACTGCAGTTGCAGTATCTGCTGAATTGGTAATAACATCTCCCCTGTTCAAACACACCTGAGAGTCACCATTAATTCTACGATCGCTCTCAGAAGCAACACCACCTACGTTAGTATCTATATCAAAAGTTCCACTGCCTGGTGTATAAACCATTTTGTTGGCAGGAGTTATATAATCTAAAATATCTACATTATCAAAATATGCATAAAATTTAGTGTTTGGTTTTAATTTTTTAGCTTGGACTAAGATGTTTCTTGAACGAATGTAAGGGATAACTGCAGTAGAAACCACTCTATCAGCAACTTGTTCATAATCTGTTTTTGTTACTAAAGAAGTAGTAATACCAGATCTAGACTGTCCAATTTGCGTAGCGCTGTATTCAACAGTTACCTGTCTGGCTGGAGCACGTGCACCACCAAGATCAATTGTTGAAACTATATTACCACCAAAATTAAATGTTTTAACTCCTGATGCACCACCTGAATTGTAATATGTTTGAGAGCCTGTTAATGTTTGTCCAACCCACTCATTCTGCCAAGCATTCCAAACAGTTCCCAAAACTCCAGCTTTTTCAGCCAATGATTTGATAACATTATAATTACCCTCAGCTTGTTGAACAATATCTGGTAGTCTATCTGTAACAAACCAATCATCAGAAGGTGGGTTTAAACTAACATTACCCAAAAAGGTGAATATAGCAAATGGATTAATATTTTCTAATCTGGAAGCATATTCTTGTTTTACTAATACTGGTTCTTCGATAACTGGTAGAGTAATGATATCACCATGAAGCTGATAATTAGAAGATGTTCTTTGCGCATCGTTTGAATTTTTCTCCAGCAGATTAACATTATTCATTGTATAAAATGGGCGAAGTTCTTGGTTTCCCATATCAATGGCACAAAAATAATCAGCAGAATTAGAGTTGCCAATTTTACTTCCAGTAAAATTATCTACTACAAATCCTAATTTTGTTCTGTCTAAACCATCAGAATCTAATGTTTTTAGTGCTTGGGTCTCGGTTTCCAATAAAGAAAGAGAAGTATAATATTCAAGATTATCAATGCGTTTTTCTAATTTTCCAATATCACGCATTGTATAACGCTTGTTCTCAACCTTTGATGCCAATACATTTTGATTATTTGTACCAAATGTATATGGTTCTAATTCTAGATTGTAAATAACCATTCCAAGCGCAGTATCTTCTGGACTACCTGGATTTAATGAAGATACGCCAGCGATTTGGAAGAAATTACCATTAAAATCTAAAGCAACTTTATCTTTGCGACCAAGATAATAAGAAAAGTCTGTCTCAACATCAATACCACGTTTAGGCATCAATGATGTTGAAGAACCAGTTCCTTCAAAGTTTCTGGTAGAACCACCACTCTTATTAGCCATACGTGGTCTAAAGTCTAAACAATCCCTCAAATAAGATGGTATTTGAGAATAATCAATATTAATATAAGAATTAACATCAAAATAGTCACCCACACCATGTGCAAAATACTCATATTCAATTTGAATAGGATTAGATGGGACTGTATAAGAAGGTTTTAAATTTAATCTAGCAAGGTCATAATGTGTAATTCTTTGTCCATTATCAAACTCATAACGATCACTAATATCTAATGTATATTGACCAGAAGTTGGTGTTCCACCAAATGCAACACCTGGAGCCATTTTAACACTAATGATACGAAACACGTCAGCATGTTCCAATAATAATGTAGTAGCTTGAGCAGTTGCAGCTGTAGTGAATGTATTTGGAGTAGCAGTTGTGAGAGTTTTACTCTTCTCATATCCACCACCTGTTCGAATAACTGCCGCAATTACAGAAATAGAATGACCAGATTGTCCAGCAGGAACAGTAATAGTTACGTTAGAACCAGAGGGAACGATACTAACTGGAGTGAATACTGCACCGCCAGCTGTAGCGTCATTGTCGATACAGATGTAGTTATCCGTCTCTGCTGCAGAAGCGAAAGTTCCAGATGTGCTCAAGTTTAGAGTTGTACCTGATGCATTCTGAGTAAATTTCTGATATGCAGTATAAGTAGTATCATTTAAACCACCAACACCTGCTTGGCGAACAGAGCGAACAGCATAATATGGTAACTGGAAAATTAAACTGTTATTTCCTGGTTCTAGAACTTCAGTTGTAACCAGACTAAATGCTTGGCCAGTAGCAGTTAAAGATGTTGCCAAAGTTAAAGATGTTTGTGATGCAATAGTAGCAATTTTATATAAACCACTACCAACTTTAATATAATCTGTCTCAGCCAGATCGGTTTGGAAAGAAGTGCCAACGCCAGTAACAGTAGTTCCAGAAGCTGTAACAGAACCGATCAATGGTGTTAATACTGGTTCAACGTCTGCAGTAAAACTTAGCTGAGGATCAGAAGATACATCATAATAGAAAGATTTAACATCACGATTGAAATCATAACCAGAGTTCATTTGAATATCAAATAAACCTAGTTTATAAACAGATGATGTTCCAAAAGGAAGACCAGTGTGCCATTCAATAAAACGAACACGAGCATAACCAGCAATATTACCTTGTTGCGTACCACGATTTGATGCGCCAGTAATACCATCCATCAATTTAACTATTCCAAATACATCTACTGGTGGTAGATTATTAATGTTATTGACTAAAACATAATTTCCAACAGTTGCGGGAATAATTGAATTTGTGGCTTGTGCATAATCTCGTGCTTTTGGTATGTCAAGATAAGTTATAGATTTCTTTTCAATCTCCCATCCTTGTACGTACGCCTTTCCTGGCTCTAAACCAATAGCTAATTTACTTGAATCGCCATCAGCGTATATACCACGGTTGTAATATGGAGATTGATTATATTCCCAATTAATACCTGTGGCACCTGGACCATCATAAGCAGTACCAGAAGTATGAACAGGGGCAGTAGTAACAGAAGTTCCACTATTTTTAGCAACGTAGATATATCCGCCATTAGTTACAATATCACCAGTTAAATAATCTGTATTTTGTTCCCATTGACCACGATTATTATTTCTATGTTCTCTGATATCAATAAGAAATGGTTTAACAGTATAATTACCAGACTCGTCATAAGTACGACGAGCTAATTCTGCACCAAGTTGAGAATATTTGGTTACATCAACAATAGTCTTAATAGTTCCGTTATCAACACGAATTAACTCTATAAAATCTTGATCATCAGTATCATCAAGTGCTTTTTTAGTTAATTGTAAATCAATATAATATCTATGAGCGCCAGGGGCAGCAAAATTGTAACTATTCTGAGCATTGTCTAGTAGCGTTTCGTCTTGTTCTGGTGTAACAACAGATTCTGATACATTTAAACCCACACGATAAGTAGGAGCATTGTCATACTTATCAAGAACGATTGTCTGTTCCTCAACCAAACAGAAATGTCCATTAACATAATAAACACCACGTTGTACAGTTGCCAGAGAACCCTTACCCACTCCATCTGTAGTTTGTACCTGGAATGAATAAACTTCATCTTCTGTTGTAATAACCTCGCCATCAGAAAACGATTTGGTTTCATTATCATTACCAGAATTTGTGTATCTAATATAAAGAGTGGTTGGATCTGCATTTTCTTGGCTCTGCGTCTTAATAATTTGAGCAGTAGTTCCAGAAGATCCTACAATATTAACACCATCTAATGAAGATAAAAATGTTTCTACAGCAACACCACCATAGATTGACTGCAGTTTAATATAATCTGCGCCTTTATTTGGCTGCGTTATCGTCTCAACAGAAGCGTTTCCAGCGATAACCATGGCACCCTGTTTAAAAATAGCATCCCCATGGTGTTTAATTTGATTTTGCAGAATAGTCTGCATTTGAGTTAGTTCACGTGCCTGAACTGCAAATGATGGGCGATATAAAATTCGATAGAACTTTTTGTCCTCATCAAAATCGTCATTATACGGTTCTGTGTTGAAATCTATCATTCTGTTCTCTTCTCGGAATGTTAATTACTTTTATTTATTAGAATTTAATAACAGTTCTAAGTGTAACTGTTTGGTCTGCTGTTGGAGTAAATGATTGTTTATTATCAATAAACAATATATCACCACTATATTTATTCATCGTAGGAGCAGAAACCCCAGTGGCACTAAATGTTTCAGCATTATCATTTATAAATGTAGAGCCAGGTAAAGGTATGGCATTGTCTAAAGACTGCAACAATGCGCCAGTAGGCGTGATTGCAACTATTCTAAATCTTCTACCACCAATTTCTCCAAGATAAACAGTCATATCTTGTGTAAAAATAACTGTATCTAAATTTCCAGTTACTACATAACATGCTGATGCTAGTGATGTTTTTAGTAAACTGTCTGTTGCAAATTCTCTAGGATTCTTTATAATACCCAATTGTCTAAAGTCATTATTAACATTAAATCCTTGATTGGTATCTTTAGAAATATTGGTGTAAAACATTAAAGTTCTAGAAAATGTTCCATTAACTGGATCTTTACCGTGACCACCATATGGTGCACGAACAGCTCTGGCAGTGGCTCCATTTCCAATGCCATCCAGAGTAACAGTAGCCCATTTGTATCCAGTGCCATATTGCAGAACATTAATTTTAGTAACTGCTCCGTTCTCAACTACTGCCTCTGCCTCTGCACCAACTCCATCTCCATCAATAATTACATTTGGTGGTACACCATAACCATATCCACCAGAAATAATTGGATAAGCCATAATACGACCATCTGGAGTTAATAATTCAGTGTTGGCTTGTAATGTGTCTAGATCTCCAGGAGACAAGTCTGCAGTAATTTCAGCAAGTTGTCCATCGCCCTGTACGGTTATATTTGCATACGTATATCCAATCCCACCATCATCAATTTGAACGCCAACAATTTGTCCACTATCTAAAATAGGAATTAGTTTAGCCTCTGACTTCACTGATGAGAAATATGCGGTTCCTGCGCCACCACCAGAAACTGGTTGAATTGTTATTTGTGGTAAACTAGAATAACCAGATCCATACTTAAGAACAGCAGTTCCAGAAGCTGGTCTGCCTGCATAAGTTAACTGTGCAGTACCATCTGTAACTGTACCTGTAGTATGAGTAGGAGGTGTGGTAGAAGTAGTTCCGCCAGTACTTACTGTGTATAGTCTATTAGAATAATAAATTTGGTCACCAGTAGAATAAGTTGTATTAGATTCCCACTCAGTTCCAAAAACTACTACTGGAACATCATCATATAATTCACCAGAATCTAAAATAACAACACGTGCTACAGAGGTTCCTCGCATAATGCAAGAACCAACAAATCCTGTGCCTGCATCAATGCATTGAACTGTTGGAGCAGAAGTATATCCTTCACCACCATCAGACATATTAATTTCATAAACAGAACCGCTCATAATAATATCAGTGATTTGTCCCCCAACAACAGTAACTGTTCCAGTTGCTCTTGTTCCAATATATTTTAGAGAAGAAGTTCCATTTTTTGCTATTCCAGATTTATGAACTGGACCAGGAGACCCCAGCACACCAGAGACTGTACACTCATAAAGATTGTTATTATATTCAATCTTTTGCCCCAAGATAATACCGACACCATCAACCCATAGGTTAGCTCCAGAAAATGGTGGGTCTACAACCATAGTTGCTCCAGAAGTATACCCACTGCCAGGGTTGCTAATATTTACTGCACCCAATAATAATGGATCAGAAGATCTATATCCATCTCCTTGAACTACAATATTAGCAAATGTGTAATCTTTTCCACTACTTTGTATTACTGTGTTAAGAATTTCTCCGTTTGAATAAAATTGAGATCTTAATGAATTAATAACAGGCATATATGCGTCTGTTAAGAATTTATTACGTAGAGCAATAGGGATACTGTACATATATTTCCACATATAACCATCAGGCATAATTACTGGATCTACAACAGTTCCAATTGGTTTATATGTAGATTGAGAAAATTTATTATTGTCTAAACATTTATAAACATTAAACTCATCAGTTATCACAACAGAATTTATATCTTCAAGCCTTTGTGCACCATTATATCCTTTTAAAATTACTGCTTCTGCGTAACCACCTTCTCCACCACCACCTGTAATGTTTATGGTTGGAGCAGAAGTATATCCTCTTCCTCTTGATGTTAATTCTATAGAAACAATACTTCCATCTATAATAACACAACTTGCCTGTGCGCCTACACCACCACCACCAATAATAGTTACTGTTGGAGGGTCTGAATAACCAAAACCACCAGAGATTAAATTAATACCTATAAGTTGATCACTATATTCTTCATCATACATATCATATACATTTCCAGAAACCCAATCTACACGTGGAATAACAAATGCCACATCAGTAGATTTAATTTCTTTGACAGTAATAATCTCATTACGTGTTTCTAATTCATATTGAAAACTATCAATGGGATAAGGAGGGTTGGCATCATCCACCCACTCAATAGTTTTTCCTAGAAAGTAGTAATATCTTGCTGAGCGGTTCTGAATCTCATTATACAGTCCCTCTGC